AACAAAAAATACTGGCATTACAATATGTAATTTCTCTATATAAGATATTATATTTACAAAAACAATATTTAATTAATAATTAGATTTATTTAGTAAATTCAAATTGTTCGGTGATTTTTAAAGTATCCCATTTTGTTTTCGAAAAAAAAGATCTAATTAGTTTTTTTTCTGTCGCATCATATATTTTATCTTTATGAACAATTGTCACAGTTAATAGAGTATCAATATCGAGAAAATTATTTAACAAATCAATAATTGAATAACTAATATTTGATACCTGAATATTTAACGTATCAATAATCAAATATAAACTATTTTTCCTGAATTTATTAATAGTATCTTTAATACTTGAACTCGTTATTATATAACCTATAAAAGATCCTGGGTGTTTGTTTTTAATGTCACTCAACATACAATTTGTAGTGAATAAAGTTGTGTAATGATCTTCATAAACGATTTTATCTTCATATTTTATAACGGATGTTATATCTTTCCATGCAGGTAAATCTTTTTTTTGTGTTGAGATACAAGTTTTATCAGAAAATGAATTTCTATTATATCCATCAGGAATCTCCTCATCTTTGTCAATCATAATAAATCCCGCATTTTTTAATTCATTTTTAATTTTCTTGTCATTTTCCTCGTAAAAATTCTTAATGTCTTTGTTAGCGTTATCATCATTTTGTAAAATATTTAATAATTTGATTCCCGTTTCATGATCACCATTTTTAAAAGCCTCAAAAGATTTTTTATAGAGTGGATGATCTCTTATTTTATCAAGATTCATATTGAAATTAATAATATAATATATAGGGAGACAACAAACTAAAAAAAAATTCAATTTTATTTAATATAATCAAAATATTTTAATATTAATTGGTATTTCTAATTATTAAAATATTTGTTGAAAATTTTTTTACTGGATTCAAAAGTTTCCATATTTTTTTCATGATAATATTTTGTTGTAGTTTGAATTCTAAAATGGACATAAGCCACACCGGAACCTTCCGTTTTCAAATATATTGTTTTGGATCTTGATATCAAATATTTTGTAATTGCTGCAATTTTTTTCCAAAAATTATTTTTAGATTCTTCCGACGCATTTACTATATAGGATTTTAATCCACGATATTTTTCGTATCCTTTTTCCGGATTTGGTACTATTAATATTGTATCTTTATTTAAATTAAAAAAATCTACAACTTCCTTTTGATTAGTTGTAAAATAATCATTAAATGGAGTTTTATCAACAATATTAGATTTAAATTTTGTTCTGATAGCCATGAAAAAATATGGTTGATTTTTATTTAATTTGGAAAGTGGCAAACTTTCATATGAAAATTCATTAAATGGAATACAAACTATACTTTCATTAATTATGTTTCTAAATCTATTATCACTGTGGGAATAATTAATAAATTCTTCACATGTCATTATTCTCCCATTTAAATAATAAATAACAATACATTTATTATAATCAATATTATTAATTAAATAGTTATACATATTTAATAATACAATATATTTTTATTTTTTATGGAAAAAAATCAAAATTTTTATTAATTAAATTTTGATAACACTTGATTCGTAAATTGAAAATAAGTTAATTAATATGTCAGATTTTGTAAATAATAATGGATACTTCAAGTAAAGATCAAAAATAAAATTAATAATATAAGATCGTGTACTAAAAAAATTTGTATTTAAATTGTCAAGAGTTAGTTTTAAAGAATTAATTAGAATAATTTTTTTTAAATAAGGATCCGAAATATATTTCAAATGATTTTTAGTATTTATTGATAAAATATTAACAAAATGATATATATTCAAATATGATTTTAAATCTTTTATATGAAATATAGGATTATAATATTTTCTAATATAGTTATTAATGTCATCATATGTGATATTTTTCAAATTACTATCATTATCAATATATTTAAATAGTAAATCTCCGGGTAAGTTTATTAAATTTAGAATATTTTGATATGTTATTGAATTAACAAATTGTATATGATTATTTTTTTGGAAACTAATTAAATCATCAATTTTGATTGGAAATTCTTTTGATATAATTAAAACTATTGCAGTAACAGTGGTTAAATCCAATTTTGGTTTATCTTTAATATGATCAAATTGTACTTTTTCAAAATATTTAAATTTTTTTAAAAAATAAAATGATCTGTAAAATTTTTTTTTTTCGATTTCTTTCAAATAATCTTTATTATAAACAATATGTTTTTTATTTTTATTGTCAAAACCAATTGCTTGAATATGATCAGTTTCTTTAGGAGCAATCCAAATAGTTTTCCAATTATTGGGGATAATTAGATTTTTGATTTTTTTAGTGTCATATTTTTTAAGATTGATACATGATCCAGCAATTTGATTTTTATTTTTGGATATAGAATTATTAATTTTGTCAAAAACTGAGGAATCATTTAATATTTCATTAAAAAATAGATCCATTTATATAATTATAATAATATTAAAAATTTTGAATAAAAAAATGGGTTTAATATTTGAGAGTAATCATCATCCATATTCATATATATTATGTATATATAAATTATACAACAAATATGGGTAGACGAGATAGATATAGTGATGGTTCAAATAGAAGAAATAGAAAACGTTACGAAATTAATTATAGAAGTTTTCGCAAAGAATTCGATAGTGAATCTAATTTCGATGACTACAAAAGACGTGGTAGATCAGATTGCGGATGTGGTAAACGTAAAAGTTCATGCGGATGTAGAAGAAGATCGAGAAGTTGCTCAAGAAGTTGCTCTGGACGCAGATACAATAGATCAAATTGCTACAGAGGATGCGCAACTGGTTGGTATGGTAATTATTGGGGCTTAGGTTACGGACGTGGCTGCTGCGGTTTAGGTAATTATGGATATGGCTTGGGATATGGTTATGGTTATGGATACTATGGATACTCTGGCTACTACGGTTTAGGTTACGGATATGGTAATAATTGGTTGATTTATTAAAAAAATAAATAAATAATTAATATTTAGATTAAAATACCGATATTACGGAAAAATATAAATTTATTATATAGTTAGTAGGCAAATTAGTGATTTTTGTATCTAACTACAATTTTAATGTTTACGTAAAGATTAGTTAATCTTTGAAATTGATTTGATTAATTGAAAAAAAATAAAAAATATTAATATTATAAATATTAATATTATTTGATGTCTAAAGTTGATAAAATTATAGATAAAGCAAAAAAATTAGAAAAGGAAACTGAAGAAATATTTTCGTCTAGTTCGTTTGCAGGACCACATATTTCTTTAGCTAGAGCATTATTATTTTTTTATGTAACAATGAGTGCTGCATTTACAACAAATTTGTTTCCAAAAAAATTTAGTAAATTTGTCGAGACAAATAAATTAGCACAACATGTTATTGCATATTTAATGTTATTAATATTAGTTATAACTATTGGAAACATTATAAATATTGGTAAGGCACTTATATATTCAGCCATAGGATATTTGGTATTTCTACTAACCACAAAAATAGATATCGAGTTTACAATAATGATAATAATACTTTTGTTATTTGGTTTTGTTTATGAATCTAAATTATTAGAAGATGAAGAAACATATAAAGCTGATTTAATTTTGACAGAAATGGAAAAGTCAAAATTAATGGACAAAAATTATAAATCAAAAGCTTATATAATAATAGCAGTTTGTATAGTGGCTGTAATAGGTTATGCATTTTATTTAAGACGTGAAAATAAAAAAAATGATTTTTTTAAATTTTTATTTTATTAGTAAAATTTTATTCCAACAATACCATTATAATTTTCAATTTTATTCTCTGGAACAACAATTACTTTACATTTTGAATTTTTAATTTTTGAAATAAGTAATTTATTATTAGGATTATTATATGATTCATTACCAATTAATAATGTTTTTAAATTATTATTATTAATATTATTTTCAATATCATTACCAAAAGTTAATTTATCACTTGCTTTTGTCAATAAATCTCCAAATTCATTCAAGGCATGTTTCACATCATTTGATTCAAAATTATTTAATACATCAGAACAAGAAGAATAAACTTTATATATAAGACTGTCAGAGATTTCTTCGGTAGTAACTACCTTTAATAATATTTTTGAAAAATATTGTTTAAATATGTCCTGATCCATAACTTCTAATTTTATATCGCCACAACCACCAATAATTAATCCTTTAATAATGCATTCACTATCATTATTTCTCATATAACACTTTCTAATAGTTTCGGCTATTTTTTTAACATATAAATGTCTTTTATTTTGTCCTATATTTCTGATTCTATTTGCTGAACTACCTCCTTTTTTTTGTTTCTTTTGTAAAATTATTTCATCTGAATATAATAATTTATAATTAACATAAGGATCAAATTTGTTACCAGATGTAATTTCAAGTAAATAACATCTAAAATTATTTCCGGAAATAAGTGTTATTCCATATCCCTCATTTGATGAATACATTTCAATTATTTTATCAAGATGGAATCTATTATCACATTTATAAAATGTTTGTCTTATTTTTTTAGGAGGATATATTAATAAACTAACAAATTCATTTTTGTCGCTAAATACAATACTCAGTTTCTCCAGCACATAATACAAGGCCATTTTCTGGTGATTTATGATTTCTAATATTGTTAAGTTTTTGTATTAAAGATTTTAATGCTGTACCAACTCGATATCTGATATTTTTATCTTTAATATTCTTAGAAGTGCTCAATTCACTTGATAGATGTTTAGTAATCAAACTCAAATCAATATTTGGTAACACATAATAAGTGATCAAACTTGTCCCATTAGATATTGATTTGACCTCAGATAATTCCAATAAATCCTCAAGTTTTGTAATATTCATATATATAATATAATAATATAATTAATATTTAAGTTACTAATTATATGTAAAAAAATTGAAAAAAATTTAAATAGAGAAATAATACTATAGATATAAGTATACTTATATAATGCCTCCTAAGAAGCAATTGGATGACAAAACAAAATCAAGACAAAAATCATCTGTATCAAAAAGACAAAACAAAAAAACAGATTTAAACAACGTTAGTCAAAATAATACTGAAAACAATAATCAAAATTATAATAATGACACAAATAATAGCGAGAATAATACTACATGTAACTATAATAATGAAACTGTACAGAATTACAGCACCTCGAATGATCTTTTATCAGAAACGAACACAGTTCCAACAAATAATTATGATCAAAATACTGATTTTGTGATAGATACAACTATTAATGATTATAACGAAAATAATGAAAAAGATAAAAATAATCAAAATATTGATTTTGTGATAAATACAACTACTATTAATGATTATAACGAAAATAATGAAAAAGATACAAATAACCAAAATAATGTTTCGGACACTTTGCATGATCATGAATATTATGATGACGAAGATACGAGAAAAAAGAACTTTAATAAATTGTCATATAATAATTTTAGTTTTGAATATGAAAAGTATGATGAAATAATCAAAGAATTTGAAAAATTAAGAAAATTAGAGATAAACGATTATATATGTATATTAGCGAAAAAAGCGGTGGATTCAAAAGATGCAATGGTGTTTGGTGCTATGAGAAACTTGTATATTAAGAAAAATTTTAGTGATTTCAATAAAAATAATAATTATAATTATAAAAAAAATTATAGAAATTACAGATATCCAAGAAATAATAACAAGTACAATCATAATACTTACAGACAAAAGAATTTCAATAATAAATTCAACAGATATGACGGTGACAAAAGACCAGAAAGATATAATAGATACGAAAATAATCAAGATTCATATAGATATGATAACAGAAATTATGATAGAAACAGATATAGTAAATTTAATGATCAAAATGAATAAATTTTTTTATAATATAATTTAATAATATATGGATAAATATCCGAGTATTAAAGATAAAGATTTTTATACCAAAATAAGTGAAATTTATAAAAGATTTGAAATTCCCAAAAGAAAAAAATCTTTTAAGGAAATATGTTTTCCCAAAAAATATGAATTGCAATTACCTCAAAAATTCATGGAAAATTTTATTAATCCAAATACTCCCTATAAAGGAATTCTAGTTTATCATAGGATAGGTGCTGGGAAAACATGTACCGGTATTAGAATTGCTGAAACTTGGAAAAAAATCAAAAAAATTATAGTTGTTTTACCAGCATCACTTAAAGGGAATTTCAGAAACGAATTAAGAACTTTATGTGCAGATAATAACTATTTGAAAGCAGACGAGAGAGAAAGATTAAAAAAATTAACCCCACATGATACGGAATATAAAAAAATAATGGAAAAAAGCAATGCCAGAATAGATGAATATTATAAAATATATTCATATAATAAATTCATTGAGCTAGCACAAGAAAATAAAATAAATTTGAAAAATTCGATTTTAATTATTGATGAAGTTCAAAATATGGTGTCAGAAGGAGGAACATTTTACAAACAATTATATGATCTAATACACAAAGCTCCAAAAGATTTAAGAGTTGTTTTATTATCTGCAACACCTATGTTTGATAAACCAAATGAAATTGCATTAACAATGAATTTGTTGAGATTAGAAAATGAAATGCCAACAGGAAAAGAGTTTAATAAAATGTTTATTAGTACAAAAAAAAGACATGGTGAATTGGAATTCAAGACAAAAAATATGTCATTATTTAAAAAATATTTAAAAGGTTATGTATCATTCTTTAGGGGTGCACCAGCTTATGTATATCCAAAATTAATTATTAGATATGTTAATTGTGTTATGAGTGATTTTCAATATAAAGCATACAAAGATGTATTAGAAAGAGAGAAAGAAAAATTTATCCAAAGAAATAAAATAAAAAATAAAAAAGTACACAAAAGGAAAAATTATTTAAATGATTATAATCTTACAGTAAAAAATTTACCAAATAATTTTTTTATTGGAACCAGGATTGTATCAAATGTGGTGTTTCCCAATAGAATTATTGGAGAAAATGGTTTAGAATCTTTTAAAGGGAGTAAAATAACTAAAGATTTAGAAATGTATTCGACAAAATTTTACAAAATTATAAATAAAGTAATGAGATCGTATGGGAAAATATTTATATATTCTGGATTTACAGAATTTGGGGGGATCAAAAGTTTGTGTCGTGTTTTGGATACATTTGGTTTCTCAGATTATATGAAAACAGGTTCTGGCAAAAAAAGATATGCTGTTTGGAGTGGTAATGAGACACAACAAGAGAAGGATGAAATAAGATCCGTATATAATAATCCAAATAATTTATTAGGACAGAAAATAAAAATATTTATTGGATCTAGTGCTGCTAAAGAAGGGTTGTCTCTAACAGCTGTCAGACAAGTTCACATATTAGAACCATATTGGAATCAGGCAAGATTAGAACAAGTTATAGGTCGTGCTAGTAGATTTTGTTCACATAAAGATGTTGATGAGGAAAAGAGGGTATGTAAGGTGTATATATATATTGCAGTATTTCCTGAAGATCGCCCTGAAGCGGAAAAGAAGATATATAAAGAAAGTGTGGATCAACATATTCATCACTTAGCCGAACAAAAGAATAAATTAATTAAAGAATTTGAAAAAGCAATAATAGAAGCATCTATAGATTGTGAATTAAATAAGAATTCAACAGTAGCAGAAGGTGATGATGAAGATATAGTGTGTGAAAAATAATAAGGTCGCTTATTTTAAATAATTTATTTATTTATATTAAATATATGGAATATTTAACAAAGGGAAATATAATTATTTTAACGATAGTTGGATTGTTGGTTCTCTTTTATGTATTAAATTATTATATTAAATCAACTATAAGTACAGAATTGACACCAATAAATAATATGCTTAATAAATTACAATACAATGATAAAATTTTAGGAAAAGAATTAAAAATACAAAATAAAAAATATCTTGAAAATAAAAATCACAATTTAAGACAAAATATTGACAAATTAAAAAACAAGAGTAATATATCGAATGAGAAATATTCAATTAAAACAGATGAAGCAATAGGTGAAAATAGTAATAATGAAAATAAAAAGAATAATTTAATAAATGAAGACGAAATATTAGACGATAATTTAACTGATAATGATAGTTATATAGAACCATAAATTGGTACGTATTATAATAAAAATAATAATCTAGAAAATATTAATGATATATATATTGTTATTGTTAATATTATTTTTTGTTTTGTCTATTTTATACTGGTATAATGACAAAATATTTAAAAAAGATCATGATGATGTAAAAATAATTTATAGTCAAGAACCAGTAGCAAATTCTGATGATACAAGTGATTCGGAAAAAACTATTGATGAAAAAAGTGATATTACTTTGAAAAATAAAAAAAAGACAAAAAAAAAAGTTATTAAATCAAATCCCAAATACGATTATATTGACGAGGAAACAAGTAATAATAAAATATTAGAAATAGACTTAGAATCAAATAATAGTTTAGAAAATATATCTTTAGGATCTTTTGATAATATTTCGAATGATTCTAAAAATTCAAAACAATCAAATGATTCAAGTGATACAGATTCTATGCATAATAGTATCATGTAACAACTAATTTAATATATCAAACAAATATGTTTTCGAATTGTAAATAAAATAATAATTCGAAAAAATAATATATATTTTTTGAAATCTATTTAATAAAAAAATAAAAAAATATATGTT